CAGAAATTGCGGAATGCTTCGCTGTTATTCCATAGATAGATAAAAGCCGCAACAAGCGCGGCAATAGCTGCGATAACCAGCCCAATCGGGTTCAGCATCATTGCTGATCCGAGCGCCTTAAATGCACCGCTGACAACGGATATAACTGTACTCAGCAGAGTGAATGCTTGTTTGATTTTTATGATTGCATCTGCAACCTTTGCGACAATCAACAGAGCCGAACCTATTGCAGCCACGAGAAGGGCGATCTTCACGATCATCTCTTTGGTGCCATCATCCAGCGAATTGAATTTATCTACCCATCCCTGTATAACGCCCACAATCTTTCGGATTGTCGGGACCAGCGTGTCGCCGATACTGATTGCCAGCTCTTCCAGTGCCGATTTCAGAATGGTGAGCTGCCCTTGCAGGTTGTCCTGCATGGTCAGAGCCATTTCCTCTGCGGAACCATCGCAGTTTTCGATTGCCCCGGTCAGCTTATTGTAATCTGCCTCGGAAGCGTTGACGATTGCCAGCAGACCGGACATACCTTCCTGTCCGGCGAGTAATGCCGCATACTGCGCTTTCTCTGCGTCGGTACAATGCGAGAACGCCTCCCTCATGTCCCCCATGAGAGTAGCGAGGTCTTTTACATTTCCTTGTTCGTCAGTAAGCGAAAGTCCCAGCGCGTCCAGCGCCTCCTGAGATTGCTTCGTCGGCTTTGCCATACGGGTCAGGATACTTCTCAGCGCGGTTCCTGCCTGAGAAGCCTTGATTCCGCTGTTCGCCATCAATCCGAGAGCGACGGATGTATCTTCCGCCGACATTCCCAAAGAACCAGCAACCGGAGCAACGTACTTGAAGGATTCGCCGAGCATACTGACGTTTGTATTTGCGTTTGATGAAGCCGCTGCCAGAATGTCGGCAAAATGTCCACTGTCCTGCGCAGAAAGACCGAATGCGGTCAGCGCGTCCGTAACAATGTCGGATGTTGTTGCCAAATCCTCCCCCGAGGCTGCGGCGAGGTTCATAATACCCTCGATGCCGTTCAGCATATCCCCGGTTTTCCAGCCAGCCATAGCCATATATTCCATGGCTTCCGCTGATTCTGTCGCGGAGAACTTCGTCTTACTACCCATCTCACGGGCTTTATCACGCAGAGCGTCGAAGTCCTCCCCGGTCGCGCCTGATATTGCGCTGACCTTACTCATTTCAGCATCAAAGTCTGATGCTGTCTTAACTGCTGCTGTACCAATCGCCGCAACGCCAGCAGTGATACCCAGAAACGCCTTTGTCGTCTTTTCGTAACCGGACTGTGATATGCCAGTGATCTCGGATATGCCCTTTCCGAAGCCACTGGTATCTATCTTTGTACCAAATTTTAATGTCCCATCATAGCCCATACGATCTGCACCTCACTTTCATGCGGCGAACAGATGTTATCGGCTCGTAATGGCACTACTTAACCTGTTGTCCTTTTTTTATTATGATTTCGAAAATATGTTTGCAGTTACGCCCCTTGCACGCGATATGAACGCCCTTACTTTCTGCGTCTTTATCGTAGAATACGGGCATTTTATATCCGCACTCCGGGCATTCAACCTGCATCTTCTTCTCCTTGCTCACCATTGCCTCCATCGTCTCCCAGAAGTCCGGTAAGGTCGCCGCCATTCATAAGGGCATTTACCAAAGCGTCCGTTTCCTCCCGTTCCCGTTCTGATACGGGCAAGGCATGGACTGATTTCATCTTGCGCAGGAATGCTTTTTCTGTCTTGGACATGTCCTTCGTTATCTTCGTTGTCCGGTATCCCATGATCTTCACGAACTCGCAGTCGTGATCGAGCGCCTTGAACATCGCCCGGAACTCCCACCAGTGCAGATATTTCACTGTGGCGAGGTTGATACCGTACTGCTGACGGAATGCCGCATAGATATATTCATCGTCATAGTCGAAGGAATACGCCCTTTTTGGCTTACTGCCGCCATCTTCGTCCCCGGAGGATTCTCGCTTTCTTTCCTTGTCGTTCCTTCCGCAGCGATAGAACCACACGATAGCCTTAAAGACATCGACGATATCCTCACCTTCCGGGTATTCCTCGAAATACAATTGCAGGGATTGAATGATCTTTTCGTACTCGTTCACATCATCGTCCTGCATGAGAAGTTCAAACAGAATGGAGGCACGAAAGTCCGTGTTGATCCGGTACTCCGTGCCTCCGATCTCTACTGTCTCAGGCGGCAAATCCAGCAACAGATTCAATTATTTCCCCCAGTTGCTGCGGTTGTTGTATCTCTGCTTCTGCCGTTTCCGAGGGAAATCCTGCGGACCATTCCTGCGATCAATACGGTTAATCCCGTACTTATTGGTCAGCTCCTTCACTCGCTTATCAATGTCGCCCGACATCTGGGATACCTGCGCGAATGCATCCAGTCTCACTCCGAGATTGTTTCCTCCCCCGAAAATCTTCTGTGCTGTACCGTCTCCAAAGAGTTTGTCGAAGAAATTATCGACATGGCGGCACTGGAGCCGCATACCTTCCGCATTGGAAAGCCCCTGATACTGTGTCGGCTCCTTTACCTTATCAACAACCTCCTGATTGAGCGTTTCGTACTTTTCCATTACGTCCGCGTCCATCAGATCAAGTTCCAGTTCCACGCCGTTGACCGTGATGCTACTCATAGCTTACCTCCGTCTTTCCTCTTACGCCGATGCTTCTGTGAATTTTTTTGTTGTCGTGTTGAATGTGCCGAGCACCGGGTCGCCCACGGCATTCAGGTTGCCGGAAATGGTCATCTTGTTCTCGCCCGCAAACGATGATACTTCGACGGACACGATGAACTTTCGCGCCTCAAACGTGTTTGTTCCTGTTGCCTTGTTCCACAGCTCCACACGGCAATATTCCATCTCGGCATCAGCTCCAATGTAATGGTTTCTGCCGATCGTATAGATTGCATCAATAGCCTTCTCTTCCTGAATTTGCTCCGCTTCATACGGGAAGGAAGTCTCATACCCGATCACAGACGAGCTTGCACTTTTGTCGCAGACGTATTTCACGCTCTCAGTCTGTGCGTTCGGCTCCTCATCGAGGGTTGTGAATCCCGTTCCCATCAGTGCCCACTCAGGCGTGGCTTCTGTTCCGACATTAAGGTAGTCGGCATACTGATGTCTTCTGATTACATTTACTCTAGGCATGCTCATACCTCCTTGTAATATTCCAACTGCAGTTGAATCTGATACCGTGCACTTCTCATGGTTGCATCATACAGATACCCCGGAGACAACACGGTAAGTGACTGCGGCGAACACTTCTCCGGCATTTCCGGGAAGTTTTCATTCCAGTTCTGTTCTTCCACCCACTCGGCAAATTGCTCATAAAATGCGCTGTTCTCGATGTTCTGAATTCTATCCATCGAATAGAACTCCCGGCTTCCAAAGTTGAACTGATATATCCGCTCTGTGTCCCCGTTTACGAATGTGCGGACAACCGGGGAGAAGATACCAGTCTCAATGGTATACTCGACCGCCGCATCGCCCAGCGCATCCACACGGAAAACCCCGTCTTGTAACAACGGGCATTGCAAGAAGAAATTTGTGATTCCTTCGATGATTGAATTTACCATATTACATCTACTCCACTTTCATTGCTCCTTCCAGAATTTCATTTGCGTGTGCGGTTTTCATGCGCTCAAACCAGCGAGCGCCCCTGTTTGGGTCGTATGAACGGGATTCCGATGTGCTGTAATACTGATACCGGGCATAAGGAGCAATATACTGAATCTCTCCGCTTCCGATCTTCGTCCCGGTCTTGGCAGAATTGATAAGGTTGCCTGTCTTTTTGGGTGTCAACGGGTCATTGAGCCGAAGAACCTCGCTATCAACAAAACGCTGCATCCGAGCGATATGAGCATTCCTTTCGGCAGCAAACCTGCTATTCCATTTGAGAATTGCAGTATTAAGTGGCTGCATGATTGCCATATTACACACCTCCAATCCGCCAGTGTTTTACCGCAGCGCTTCCCCTGAGTGTGTTGTCCGAGTAGTCCACAATACGAACAAGCTCTTTCTGGAAGCCGACCGAATCCGCCATTTCTTCCGCCTGTTGCGTGGTGACAGCAGCAGTCTCGAACGCGGAAGTATTGACATCCTCAAATCTGGACGCGCTCACGATAATCAGGTCCTCGTTATGGAGCGTCCAATGGGCTGCCGCCTCCTCCACCGTCAGCGCGTCATAGTGCGTCTCCGGGAGGTATGTCCGCCCGTCCTGCACCCGCGCCCCGATGGGGATGCGGATTTTGAAAGCCTCTGTTTCGGAACGGAAGCCTCCGTCACTGGATGACTGCCGATTATCGTATATAGAAACGCCGGAAATCTGCGTCGGGATGAAAACGTCTCTCCGGCTCGCCTTGTCCAGCCGTTTATTGAGCAGGATAATGTCACGGGTCGCACAGATCATCTTTCGATATACCTCTGTACATCAGACCAGTGACTGCGAGATATGTTCTGATCGTCGCATACAGTTCATGCTTCTGCGCGTCCGTGCTTCCGGTATCCCGGTAAGAAATGGAATAGCCATCATTGTTCTCGGAAGCAATATCGCTCCCCGTCGCTGTTTCAAAATGGTGCATCCTTTCCGCCACATCGCACATGCAATCCCTGATTGCATCCGTGATCTCGTCAGCCGATAGTTTCGAGAGCCTACCGAATGTCACGTGGTCCATTTCTGCCGAGGCTCGCCGTGCGTACTTCGGAAATTCCTGCTCCGTGAGCGCCGTCCCGAAGTAATCATTGGTGTAATAATCGTATGTCGCATAAGTCATACGCACACCTCCCCGGCATTATTCCGCCTTGGTCTTTGCTGTCTTGCCTTTCTTCTGAGGTTCAGCCTCCGCCTCACCTTCTTCGCCTTCCGGCTTCGCGATTAAACCTTTCTGAGTAAGAATCAGCTCATACTCGGCAATCTTCTGTTTGAGCGCCGCATTCTCGCGTTTCAGCTCCGCAATGGTAGCCTGATCGTCCTGAGGCGCAAAAACGAGATTGCCTTCTTCGTCCGTGATGGTATATCCCATCTTCTTGTACTCCTCTAACTTCTCGTCGGGAATACGAAGAACGCGGTTTCTCTTTCTTGCACTAAGCATATCGTTCCTCCTTACAAAGAAACGTCCTGCCGGGAGCGAATCACCAGCAGAGCGTTACCGTTACGTTGTTATTCCGTTACATCAAGCGCCTTTGACGTTGAACGCCAGAGCGTCGTACTTATGCGGCAGGATGAACACGTCCTCGAAGGACTCCTCGAAGTAGTCCCACTTGCCCTGAGAGCCAGCGGACGGCGGATCAAGCTGCGCGAACTCGTAAGAGATCGGAGTGATTACCGCCTGAGGATGAACGAGAAGCATATTGATCTGCTGCGCTCCGCTTGCTACAGCCCAGCCCTCGGTGAAGTCGTACAGCGTCTTCATCATATCGGACGGAACGGAAGCCGGGATTTCCACCTCGTCGATGGAAGTGATACCCCTGCGGATTGCAGAAGAGGTTGTAGCCACATCAATGTGGCGATAAATCTGCTTCGCGTTGTTGATGAGGGTGCGGACCTCCGGGGTAACATACAGGATACGACCCTGACGCGGAATGCGCTTGTCGTCCATCTCCTGCATGAACTGGTCGAATACCTCAAGCACGTTGTCGGCAGTCAGCGCGGTGGTGTCCGCCGTTTTCTTACCCTTGGTGCTATCGGTCCAGTCTGCGTACAGCTTGGAGATCAGGTATGCGTTCATTTCCGGGAACTTCTGCTCGTCGTTGTAAACGCGAGTGATGTTCGCGATAGAAGCGACCTGATTGGTCTCGTCGATGTCGCGCGGATGAACGAGGGTCTGCCACGTTCTGTGATTATCAAGAATCAGCGGAATCCAAGCGTTGTTGTAGTTGCGCTTGCGAGTACCGATGGTATCGCGATCGCCATCTACACGCCCGGAAGTCGTGATGGTCGGAATCTCGATAGTCCGGGAGTTAATCCAGCGGAATCTCCCGTTGTTCGGCGTTGCGAAAAGAGCGCCGAAATACAGCACATACGGGAACTCCTGTTCCAGAGCGCTGAGATACTGGTCTGCGTAATTCAGATTTGCTTTAACAAAAGGCATATTCTATTCCTCCTTCAATTATTTGCCCTCCGGCTCCCTAATATGAGTGAAACCGAAGTTGAACTGCGGAGCATTTCCATTATTCGCCACGCCTCCATTGGTTCCAGCAGAAAATCTCGGCTGGCTCTGTCCGGCATAAGTGTTTCCGGTGGTGCTATGGAAGCCCTGATTTCCGTTTCCGCCGTCTCCACCATTGTTTCCGTCACCTCCGTTATTGCCGCTGTCGCCATTGCCTCCGTTGCCACCATCGCCGCCGGAAGTCTCGACTTTGAATGCTCCTTTGTATTCCTCGTTCTCCATGAGCGATGTCATGAAGTCCTTTGCTCCGAGGAGCTGCCCGTTCTCGATCTTGAAGCCCTTCTCGCGAAGCTCAGCGAGTACGCCGTTACGCGCCGCCTTGCTCGTGAATTGGTATCCAGCCATGAACATATCCTCGGCATGGGAGCGTTCCTGCGCCGCAAGCTGCTCCTGTAACTTCTGCGTGTCAGTGTTGTACTTCGTCTCCCATTCAGAAACCTTTGACTTGATGCCCTCGATATCCTGTCCCTCGAAAGACTTGATCTGTTCGTTGGCGGATGCGAGCTGCGCCTGTACCCCTTTCAGTTCGGTCTCCTTCGCGTCGAACTTATCCTTCGACACATAGCCGCCAGCTTTCAGATTCACCAGACTGATGTCCTTGTCTCCGTCAATGGCAGCTTCCAGCTCTGCGTACGTCATAGCCTTGGGTTCCTCGCCCTCTTTCGGGGTTCCAAAAAGTTTCTTCAAAAAATCGTAAGCCATCGCGCCTACCTCCTTATTCGCTGATTTAGTTTATATCCGGGTTCACTCCCGGTCTGCTATCTGGCGTTTATATCTCCGCCAGCAAGAGAGCGTGTGTCTTTATATCCCGTCACACCTTGGGAGCTGATGCAGTTTATATGCCGTGCGTCTGGGCAAAACAAAAGAGCCGACCGCATTACCGCAGGTCCGCCCCGTGTAGGATGCCGCACAGTCGCGTGATAGCCCCGTGCAGCGTTTTAATTCGGTTGTATGAGTATTTCTTCGCCTGTAAACTGAAAGCGCCGTGTGGCGCGTTTCTCGCGGTTATTCGGGATGTCCTCTTGCCGTAATCATTCTTTCCCTCCTGTCCTGCTGGTTTCCGGGTATATGAAAACACCGCCCGGAGTCGGCGCAATCATCATTCTGTATTTCGGTCAGTACCACATGACCAATCTTTCTTTCGGCAGCTTTCCTGCCTTTGCATCCTCAACAATAGCTGTGCATGCGTGCCGCACATGAACTGTGCAGTCCTCGTATCCCTCCGGGAGCGTATAGGACGCAATATCCTCTTTTCTCAAATCAACGGTCAACGTCCCGGATTCCTTGCTGTCTTCCGGGATGATGTTGCATTTGACGACATTATTTCTTCTTTCGATGTTCTTTAAGCGAATCATAGTATTCCTTTGCCTCCTTCTTGTAATTGAACTTCTGGGAGGTGATTGTGTGGGCTTCGTCTTGCGACATTCCCTGTTTCATCAATCTCCGTTCCATTCGTTCATGCTCAAGGAGTGTTATGTCATGCGGCTTTGGCGTTCCGTTGACGAGCCTCTGCCATGACTGCGCAATTGAGTAGTCCGGGAAGAAGTATTGCGGTTCACTGACGCCGAGATCGTGTTTCTCCATGAACACGAAGTTCTTGATTTCCTGCACCTCGTCCTCACTGAATCCTGATGCTTTCGCGATTCGCTTTACATCCGTCTTCATGCTGCGGACGAGACCGTAATATCTGGCTGCGTGTTCCTCGGCGCGTTTACTCTCTGGATTGAGAGCGCCGCTCTTGTTCCCTGCTTCCAGTATAGCATTTAACGCCTCTTTTTCAACTCGTTCATTCGCTCTTCTTGCGCTCTGCGCCGCAGAACGGTTCCACGAAACTATTCTGCCAGAAGAATCCTTCGTCGCCGTAACGCCTGTCCGGGTGCTATCCGTCTTGTGGTTGGTCTGATCGCATAGATCGCGGTACTTTGCCTCCTGCGCTTTGAGCCGGACGCTCGATGAGCTGAAAGCATCCTGCATTTGCGCCTTGACCGCAGGGTCCGTCGCCGCATCCGCAGCCGCCTTATATCCAGCAAGCTCACGTTTTGTCGCCCGGATAGCCCGTTCGTTCTGCCTCATGAGCTGGGACACTTCGTATTCGGTCAGTTCATCGCCGTTGTACTTGAATCTCGGTGCATCGTACCAATCGAGCAGCTCCTTTGAATACGCTGGCTTCGATAGCTCCGGGAAGAAAGGATAAAAGCTGTGTCGGCAATTCCAGCCGCACAGCCCTTCTCCCGTACCGTATCCGGTTGATTCCTCGAAGTTCGGATAATCCGCCGTCGCTCCCTCGATTTTGAATACTCGACCCTGCCATTCAGCATGAGAAGGACGCGCCCCGGCGTGCGCCGATGTCTCGTAGTATTCGCAGCCCAGATCGGCACCGTAAAGCTCTGTCAGCCTCCCGGCTGTCTGATTCATCCCGGTAAGGACCGACCGCCTGACAGCCACATCCAACTGATCTCGATGCCCGGACGCATACAAAACGTAATTGCCGTCCCCGGCAGCGCGTTTTATTGCATCCCGTATCGCTTGATCGTATGAAAAAGCGCCGGATTGCAGCTTCATATACGCCTCATTTACCGCCAGCTCATACAGCCCGGACGCGCTTGCGCCCATAGTCATGGTCAGATTCCGAAGGTCGCCGTTCGTCTTGCTGATCGCTGCCTCCATCGTCTGCCTCATAGCCGGGGATAAGGCGATATTGACATCCTTGCCGTTCAGAACAAGCGGACGAGCATCGTTCTCCATGCCGACGATAGCCGCCTCATTGAACATCCGCTCGACCTCCTTCTGTGAAAGCCCGGACACCTGCGCCACCTGCTTTGTTACGTCCTCCAGAATCATACCGGATTGCATAGCTTTATCAATCTGGTGTTCCGCTGTCGGTGTGATGCCGCCCGTTTTGACTATCCGCCGGGATATATCCGCAATGATCGCCCGGTCCAGCTCGTCATACAGCCCCAGAAGATGATCGGCGCAATGTGCGAGATAGTCGGGTGTAAGCATCGCATCAATCCTCCGTATAGTCCTCGATCACTTCTATGCCATATTCAATGGCACATTGGTTTTCAATCCTGCATCCTCGCGCTTCCTGCCAGTCTTTAGTGAAGTATGCCACATCTGCATCCGCCAGAATTTCGAGCGATTTTGCCAGATATTTCAGAGGGACGCATCCTGCCGCCGGGTTGTACTCGGAGAAGTATGAATCAAGAATCTCGATATCGTCTCCGAAGTTTCGCTTGCAGCACTCGATAGCTTTGACCCTTTCGGTAAGAATTTCTTCTTCCGTCTTGCCGTTCATCGGCTGTGATATGAATACCTTAACCATACAGCCCTCCTTAATCCGGCAGCGCGACGTTTTCCCACTTCTTGTAGACATCGAGATACATCTCTTTCTTGTCCCCGTTATAGGTAACCTCGTAATACATGCCATCTGAATTTGTGGTGCTGACAAGCGCCTTCCAGTTCTGCAACGTCTTGCTGAACCAGACCACAAACGTTTCATCGTAATCAAATGTTTTGCCGTCGGTTTTGTCTACTCTGGCGTTCAGATAGTCCACAACCGCCTGACGCGCTTTCTTCATATATGCAGATTCCATGCTCCCTCCTTACTCTTCCGTATCGGTACAGAAGAAGATACCGCCAACGCCCTCGAAGATGTCCCTCGCGATGTCCTCATAGAGTGTTGATTTCAGTCCGTTGATGTCGCCTAAATCGTCATTGAAGAACTGCACCACCTTCTTAGCAAACACCACATAATCAGCACCAAAGCCAGCGCCTTCAACGCTCTTTGTGTACCGGAACGCCTGGTTTCCTTCAAAGGCTTTCTGAAACAGCTTGATTCTGGGGTCGCCCAGCGCGTTCGCCGGAAGGACCAGAATCCTGACTACCACCTTCCCGAACGTTTTGAACTTCGGAAGGAGCTGCGTCAGAGCGTCCGCTTTTTCCTCCCCTTCAACCCGGAGAACGATGGTCAGGTTCTCTGCATCGTACTCGACATTGATTGCCGGGTCCTCGCCGAACATCGCCACCATCTCGTCATAGAACTCGCCCCACGGTGAACTAAGGTACAGTTTTCCATTCATGTTACATTACCTCCTTTACTCTACTGGCGGATATGCTGGCTCCGCAGGTATCATTTCTCTGGCTGCTTCCTCTGAGCAGCCGAAGTACCACATATAAAACTTTTCCAGTTTCAGTTTCCCTGCGACGACCATGTTCCAGCGGCGCTGGTACTCGATGTCCGTATCTTCAAGAACACCGTCGCCCCATGTGATTGTTTTCTCGATGGCTCCGTCCGGGACGATGCCGTACAGCGAGCAGATCGTATTCATCACATATATAAGGTCGTCCAGACCGTTCTCCCATGCTTTCTGCATGGCGCTGACCGTCGTGTACGACCTCTGCTTTGAATATTTGATTTCTGTCGCCGTTCGCTCGCCGTTCGCTGTGACGTTGGTGTCTGATATCGTGCCGTATGCCAGCCCACACAGGAACTCGATATTGCGGAAGAGCTTATTCAATCCGTTGAACATGGATGAATCCCTGATCTCCGGGCTGTATGCCTGTATGAATCCGGTCTTTTCGGTTCCGCCGAAGTCATATGTCCTGTATTGGCGCTCCTTGCCGTGAGGAAGAATCGGATTGCCTCGCTGGTCCGTCGTGAACAGCGTTTCATCCGCATCAATCGCGGCTTCCTTCGCCTCATACTCCCAAAGGATACGGCTGAATTGTCTGTCGGCTTCCTCTATGGCCTCGACCGCCCGTGAGTATACGCTCGCTCCCAGCGGAGAATGAGGGTCGATATTGTTTGCCCTCGGTGTCTTGATGTACACGAAGAATGGCTTCTCGATGCCATCCATCTCGACGATGGGTTCAAGCCCCTGCCATTCATCCACGCTTTCCAGCGGCACCTCCGTCATGAACGGATGCTCCACCGACATCTGATCATCCTCTGTCGTCATGGTGTTCAAGCGCTCGCTGCGGAACGCCTTGTTGACCACCGTATAATGCTCCCCTTCCAGATTGTGATGTTCCAACCGGGTATAAATATAATCGCCGACACGCTTTGTATCGACGAATACCGCCCCGGTCACTTCCTTGTTGCTGTTGAATGTGGTCGGGAAGAATCTGTTCGCCTGTACCACATCCACCATGATCTCGTCCGGGTTCCCGTTTTCATCTTCCCCGGCAGCATACGGTTTTAAGACAATGCCGCCAAGCGCACACCACATCTCCACGATATTGCTCATATTGTCGAGGGTGCTGTCAATCTGATCTTTGAGGAATGTAGCCCTTGCGCTGCCGTCGAGCTGCATATCAAACTCCGTCAGCACCAGCCGGGCCATTTCCTCCGCGATGGTCGCCGGAAGATTGAGGCTTTTGACGTGGGCTTCTCCGCCCAGCCAAGGCGGAGTGTTCTTGTACATATTGAGCCAAAGCTGGACCGCGTTATCCATTACCCCGGATGTCGCGATCTGGACATTCAGCTTTTTCTCAAGGCTCTGTTTCGGCAGCATCCTCCCGATCACCCTCCTTATCCAGTCCATAAATGCCATTTCTTGTGTTCACCTCCCAAGCAGCTCCGCTCAATAATTTCTTGATTCTCCTCTCGAAGGTGTATTCGAAAGCGTCCAGCGTATCAATGTCGGATGTCCCGTCATCTAGGCGCTCAAGCTCTATTTTCTTTGGATTCCCCACCGCCATGCTGATTGCCAGCTCGAATGTCTCGCATTCCTCCGTGTAGAATATCCGGCCCTGCGCCGCGAGTGTCGTCACGGTCCGTATTCGCCCGATTATTTCGCCTTTCCTTGCGTTTTCGACCTTCGTGCTGCCATAGTTGGCGTTGTTGAGGGCGTTCCTGATGCCCCGGATGAGGACCTGCTCTGCGCTGTCCGCGTAGACCTTCGTCACGAATCCGTAGTCCCTTATTATGCCCTCAAAAAACCGTAGGAACAGCGCACTCAGCTTCTCCGGGTCGATGTCGTCCAGCCGTCTCCCGGTGTCGGGGTCTCTTTCGCCCTCGACGTATCGCTTCGTGCGTAATACAATGAGTTTTTCATAGCCCTCGGTCATGCCTGTTGCTACAAAGGCGTGGCCGGAGCCGTTGCCTCCAAAGTCGATGCCGACGTTTATCTCGTGAATGACCTCCCGCCCGTCCTGCTGGAGTGGGGGGAGACCCGCACGGGCCATTGCCTGCGCCTGCGATGCCGGGATAAGGAATCGGTTGTCTTTGGCTGCGATGCTGGTTGCGATTTTGGGGTATATCAAGCCCTCCGCGATGGTCCTCTGGCCTAAGATGTCTCTTATGTACCAAATGCTGCCCTCATCGTATTGGCTGATAATCTCCTCAAGCCGTCCCTGTGGGATGGTGACATTCTGGAAGATGTCGAAATGCTGGTAGTTATATCCGCCCAGCAGGGTCCCGGCTGCGGCTTTCTCCGCGTACACGTCGAGGTAGTCCGTGTATATCGGCGCTTTCGGGTGCTCCGGGTTGAGGTCCCAAAATATCTTTCTGTTCACCGCCGCGAGCTGACGGTTGAACGCCTCTTTGATGAAATTGTCGTGGTGGAGGTTAATCTCCGTCGCAATCCACATACCGTAGGAGTTGCCTCGGATGGCCTTGAAGCTGTCCGCTTTGAACGAGCCTGCAAAAATGACAATGCGCTGCCGGAAGTTCGTGTCCGGGCCTTGTATAATCAGCGCCTCCATGCCCTTGTACTTGCCCCATCGGCACTGCCCCCGGAATATCCATTCGAGGCCGAAGCCGTTGGCATCTCCAATGTTCATTTTGGCGTTGCCGAGCGTGGAGCCGGACGCGAGGTGTATCTTGTCCGGGGTCCTTTTCAGCTCGTGCGCAAAGGCGAATACATTGTCTATGGTCTTGCCGGAACGGACGGCCCCTTCGAGGATGTTGTATGTGCATTCACGACACCGCCGGATGTATTCCTTATGCGGCTCCCCGAAATTATAAGGGATGGTCTTGCGTCGGTTCAGCTCCGAGCGCCGGACTATCCTGACCGTCTTACCCGTCTCCATAGATATCCCTTTCTATGTCGTCCAAATCCTCAATTTCCATCTGGTAGACTACCCCGTCTCTTTCGTCCCACGGGATTTCCCGATTAAGCCGTTCGAGGTCCGTCGCCATTTTGATGTATTCCTTGATGTCTTTCGGGGACATATCTTCGACTGATAATCCCTGCAACGCTTCAAGGGCTTTTTTCTGCAGCTGCATGGCGATTCCGATGTGCCGGGCAGTCATGTCTTTGCGGTCCTTTATGGCCTTTGCTCTGGCCTCTCGTTCGAGGTCGTTGTCATATGCCCGTACTCGCTCCTGCCATTCCCAGCGGTCCTTCCAACGGTCAATTAAAGTCCTACTTTTCTTTAACCGTTTGCAAACCGCTACAATGGTCCGTTTTTCGCCCATGTCCCGGTAGATCGCAAATGCCTCGAATGCCTTTTCGCTTTCGCCCTTTTGACGTTCCCACGGCTTATCAGTCCATTTTGGCATTGTCCTCCTCTCCTATCTCTTTTCCGGCTCCGCTCCCACAATCCACATCAGGGCGTTCCGGGTGTTCAGCCCGTGGTCGATGATGTATTTCATGGTCTTTGCCTCGTAGTGTGGGTGTAGCTTCACGCCTCCTACCCTGAGGAGCTGCCGCTTCTCGTAGGCAAATCCTCTGGTATGGAAAAGGTCATGGTAGATGAAGTCCCGGCTCACGCCGAATCGCCGTAGGGTCGTTCTGACTTTCTCCTGCCTGTCAAAGGCCGTGGCTATGAGGTGTATGTTCTGCACCTGCTTCCCGTACCTCTCAAGGCCGATTATCACGCCGCTCGCGGTGATTCCGCTGCCGCAGGTGATATAAAGGTCGTCTAAGCCGTCCGGGATGTTCTGCGCCTGTTCTGCAACAGCGCCCAACAGCACCTCTCCGAAGTCGTCGAGGTTTATCCCGTACTGAACGACGAAATAATTCCTTGCCGCCGCTATGGCCTCCGCCCTCGCTTTGAGGACGTTGTGCCTGCCGCTGGCCGAAACTACCTCCACCGTGGCCCCGTAGCTCATGGTGAGCCTCGGCATCCGCCCGGTGGCAATAGAGGTTTTGCTCGCTCCTCCATATGCCACAAGGCAGGGGAGGCCGTAGTGTCTGGCCGCCGCTGCCGTTATCGGGCCTTGAGGCGAGTGTATGGAGCAATAGGTCGTCACGCCTGCGATGCCGGGGTTGCGCTGCTGCGCTGCCTCAATCAGCATCATGCACTGTCGTAACTTTCCCCCATTCACCCCCCCTGCTCCAAATGGGGCGTATAGGTCGTCTCGCTTGAAATACATTCCGGCGATTTCTTGTACTGGCGTGAGGTCATGGGCCGTCATTCTTCCAGACCGAAAAGGCGTTTATAATAATCAGTCTTTCCGGCAAGCTCCTCCTGCATGAGGCCGTAGAAAGACTGGTTATTTATCTTTTTGTTGATGCCCGCCACCTGATTGAGAGACTGGAAGCAGCCGCCAGTACCTATCTGCTTCATGTTCTCCGTCGGTTCCGGGTTCTGGCCGTTGAGCAGCATACAGAGGTTGTAGTCGTTCCCCTTGAAGCCCTCAAGCCCGTCGATGCCGCAACAGCAGGTGCTGTCACCCATCATGCGGAGCCTGTTCTCTCCGGCGTAAAAGCGGATGCCGTTCCTGTGTGCCTCCGCCTTGAGGCTTTCAAAGTCTCTGCGGAGGACGTGCAGCGGGTAGCAGTTGTCGCCGCCGATTTTCACCATGCCGGGCTTTGCCTTGTAGAACTTCATGCCCTCCACGACGATGCCGTAGGCTCCGGCCTCTGCCAGCCGGGGGATGTTCTTCATAACGTCGCTGAATACCTCCGGCATATACGGCTGAATCCGTATCATCACGCGCTGAACGCGGGGCGCAATCTTCCGCACGATTTCCAGCCGCTCCTCATAGGACGGCGTTCCCGGTTCCAGCTTGTCGTACTTGCTGCATACCATGGAAATCTGCACGACGCAGTTGCACTTTTCGAGCAGGCTGAGGTATTCCTCATCCGCCACGAGCTTTCCCTTCGTGCTCACCACGAACGGGTAGCGTGTCTCCGCCAGCAGCTTCAAGCAATCGTAGCTGGCCCGGATGTTCTTCTCGATGGGCTGGAAGGGGTCGCTCATGCCGCCCCAATGGATTGGGATGTTCCAGTCGCACCATGCCGTCTCCCGTCCGCGCTTGCCCTCGATGAATGACCGCAGGGCCTCGACCGTTTCGTCCCGCTGAATCTTTGCGATGTTCTGCTTTTTCTGCGCGAAACAGTATTTGCATCCGTGGCTACATCCCTTGTAGGTGTCAAAGCGAACGGGGAGATTACAAAGAATTACCTGTCTTCCGCATTTGCATCCCATGTCAAATCTCTCCTTTCACTTTCTGTAAGATAACCTCCACAAGGCTCTCTTTCCCAAAGTCCTTGACGTATGCCTTTAGGTCATCTTGGTCCGCCTTGCTGAATGTGAGGCTCACGTTGAACAGCTCCTCGATGGCCGCGAGTTCGTCCTCCACGGTCCCGGTGTCGATGAGGCTGTCGATGTCGTTGGTGAGGCTGTCAATCTCCGCCTGCGAAAATCCCGTGAGGG